GTAGATGAAAGTAATATCGTACAAAGTGTAAAAGATACTGATACTGCTTGGCATTGTGGAGCCAAAAGCTACAAACACCCCAAATGCAGAAATGATAATAGTATAGGGGTAGAAATGTGTAGTGAAAAAGATGAGAGAGGGCAATACTACATAAATGAACAAACACAAAATACAGCAATTAAACTAATAAATGTGCTTATGGCAAAGTACAGTATACCTATAGAAAATGTAATAAGGCACTATGATGTGACAGGCAAAATGTGCCCAGAGTCTTTTATTAGAAATCAAGTGCAATGGCTGGATTTTAAACAAAAATTGATAGAAATAGAAAATAATGAAAAAGAGGAAAATAAAATGCTTTATAATAAAATAGATGATGTACCAAAATGGGCAAAGCCCACAATACAAAAGCTGATTGACAAAGGTGCTTTTGTAGGAATAACATATGATATGTTGAGAATGTATGTTTCTCACGACAGAATGAGAGTGTATGACAGATAAGAAAATATAGTATTCTTTTATTTGGGGTAAAAAATATATTATAGATAATTTTTTTGTTTTTAACTAAATAACATAGATTAAGAAATCTACTTAAAGATGTAAAGTTAGGCTATACCATAAAAATAATTTTTAACTGTTCTTTAACTAGCATTTAATTAATTAATGTTTAACTAACTTTTTAAAATTTTAAAAAAATCTAAAATAAAAACGAGTGAAAAATATTTTATTTTTTGCTCGTTTTTTGTTTTGTAAAATTGATATTTTTATTGCACATTTTTGCTATTTTTTTGCCCCTTTACATATAGCTTGGGCAGGTTCTGCTCCGGGTCCCGTTTCTCCGAGGAGTTGACTTGAGGGCATTTACGATTATGCCACCCAGGTGATGAACCTCGATAAGGTGTTTCTCGGTATGCCTGCCTACGGTTGGAACTGGCAGATTTACGATACCCCGGAGAACCTCGGAAAATACTATCGAGGTACTTCCCACACCTATTATGATTATGCTGCGAAATACTGGATGCAGGAGTTGTATAACTTTACTGATGATGCACCTCCGCAGCCTTTTATCCCCATTGTTTCCTATTGGGATGACTACGATATGGGACCGTGGGCATTACCTCATGTGTATGACTACATGGAAGGAAGAGATGCAGTCTACAAGGAATATCCACAGATGTCGGAAACCTATAACCGCAGACGCTATCTGACAGCCTATGCCAAACAGCAAAAGACGGAGTTTGGAGATATTCTTATAGACCATGATGCCGAGCCAGACAGTTATTCCGGTGTGGTTTCTGCCTCCAAAACTTTGGTCACACTCGGCGATGAGGGTTCTGCCACTTATAAATTTACCATTGACGAAGATGGCGTTTATGATGTAGCAATTCGCCTGTGTTATCCGTTTTGGGATAAGAACAGCATTTATGCATCGTTGGACGGCAGTACCGTCCACTTTTCCGAGGATAGACTGTGGTGGCCGTATTGGAAAACTACCTTCTGGGCGACTCTTGCCAAGGGGGTAAGCCTTACTGCCGGAGAGCATACGCTGAGCATTTCGGTTGGCGTCAACGGTGTGCAGTTCTATGGTTTTCGTGTCTGCACCGATTTTTTGGAAGAACCGACTGTGGGTCAAGCGAAATACACCCTTGCACTTCGCAAGTTCAAAGATGTGAACGGTGATATGGTGGGTCCCGCCACGAGGTTCAAGCTGACGTTGGAAATGCTACGCAGAAAGCCTGACTCAGCATTGGTGTGGTATGAGGACTTCCGTGATGAGCAGAAAATCCCAGAAAGCTACTGGACGGTTCTTTCCGGCGAATGGGATGTGTGGCAGGAGGATTTGCATTACGGTGATACAAGCCGACTATACTCACAGCTTGAGGGTTACGGTCAGCTTGCATGGAATTATAACGGCTTTTCCAATATCCATTTGAGGACGCAGATTATCTTTCCAGAAGGTGGCGGCGGCAAAGCGGAAGTGTTCCTCGGTTCGTTGTTTTGCTGTTTCAATTATGACAGCCAGTGCGTCGAACTGTATGAGGGGTCAATGCTCAAAGGCAGCTACATTACCGATTTCTCCAAAACAGCAGATGCAGACCTTCGCACCAATCCTAATGTCTACACCATTGAGATGCGTAAGCGTGGAAACACTGTGAGAGTTTATTCTTCCACATCTTATACGCTGCGATTTATTGCAACGGTCAGCGATGTCAGCGGTTATTCAGGCATCCGCTCCGATAACAAATCACTACCAACTGCTCCGTCTGGGTGATGCTTGGACGTATGAGTCGTATGAGAGGTTCGATGTGGTAATGCCGGACGGAACGGAGACTTCCTTTGGCAGGATTGAGCGTAGCAACTGCACATGGGATGAGGAGTTCCAGGTGTTCACGCTGACTTCCGATGTGGAGGAATCGTCCACAAGGGATGAAAGCATTTCCTTTGACTATGAGTTTTATCATTCCCATGTGATGGCTTTGGAGTGTGGAAATGACTACACGGCAAAAATCATCCCAAAGGATATCAATATATGGATTTCAAGGATGTTCCTTGGAGATGCAGACGGGTTTTCTATTCTGTATTACCAGGATATGAACAGCCTGATCTATTGGGCTAACCAGGCGGCATACAGATGGAAACTGCGAGGAATGTGTATGTGGTCCCTTGGGCAGGAAGATATGCGAGTCTGGGAGTAGCTGCCCAAACAAACTGAATAGCGGCTTTAAGAGGTATCCGCCATGTGGTGGGTGCCCTTTTTACATACAAAAAATTAAGAAAGCAAGGATTTTACTATGAAGGATTTATGGAACACCATTCAAATCATCTTTGCCGCCATCGGTGGATGACTCGGCTGGTTTCTTGGTGGGTTTGACGGTCTGCTTGATGCACTGATTGTTTTCGTGGTTGTGGATTACATTACGGGAGTCATGTGTGCCGTGGTGGACAAGAACCTTTCCAGTTCGGTCGGGTTTAAGGGCATTTGTCGAAAAGTGTTGATTTTTGCGATGGTAGGCGTGGCACACGTCTTAGATGCCAATGTTATCGGTGATGGCAGTGTGCTGAGAACGGCGGTTATTTTCTTCTATATCTCCAATGAAGGTGTCAGCCTTTTGGAAAACGTATCCCACCTTGGTTTGCCGATTCCGGAGAAGATGAAGGAAATCTTGGAGCAGTTCCATGACCGCGACAATAAGGAAAGTGAGGGCAAGTAATATGAATTTACACAAACTTATTTTAACGGAAAATGCCTGTTATAAGGCAGGCAAGAAAATCTCGGTTAAGGGCATCATAGTTCATTTCACAGGTGCGAATAACCCGAACCTAAAGCGTTATGTGGGTCCTAATGACGGCTTGCTTGGTGAGAACCAGTACGGCAACCATTGGAACACCTACCATCCCGGCGGCAGAGAGGTCTGTATTCATGCCTTTATCGGCAAGTTGGCTGACGGCACGATTGCCACATATCAGACGTTCCCTTGGAATCATCGCGGTTGGCACGCCGGGGGCAGTGCAAACAACACCCATATCGGATTTGAAATCTGCGAGGACGGTCTTACGGATTATGCTTACTTTAACAAGATGTACCGTGAGGCCGCCCATCTTTGTGCCTGCCTTTGCAAGGAGTATGGTTTGACCGAGCAGAACATCATCTGCCACTCCGAAGGCTACAAGCAGGGCGTAGCATCCAATCACGGCGATGTGATGCACTGGTTTCCAAAGCACGACAAGAGCATGGATACCTTCCGTGCCAAGGTCAAAGCACTCCTGGCGACTGCCGATGAGGAGGAAATCGAAACTACTGCAGAACCTAGGGTGACTTATCCTGAAAAGCTGACTACGGGTTATTACCGTGTGTGTAAGGATTGGAAGGACAACAAGTCCCAGGTGGGTGCTTATCGTATTCTCTCCAATGCGAAGGCAGCGGCAGACAAGAACCCTAGCACTTTTGTTTTTGCCAATGACAGCACTGCTATTTATCCTACTGACAATACTGCGGAGTCGGATTACCGTGTCCATATGGTAGTGAAAGGCGATACCCTTTGGGATATTGCCTTGAAGTATCTCGGCAAAGGCAGCAGATACACCAAAATCAAGAAACTGAACGGATTGACTTCCAATGTGATTTATAGCGGTTGGAAACTCAAAATTCCGAACTAACACGATGCCCTTTGAGGATTTTTCCTTGAAGGGCATTATTTTTGGTGCTTTAGCGTAACAAAACCCCTAGTTCTACTAGGGGTAAACAAAAAACTTTAGTATATGAAATAAAGAACCTCCTGTTATAATATAAATGAGGGTTTGGCAGCCGCATAGAAAAATAA